TCAAGGGTATCAGGATGGTGACATGGTTGAAGATCCAGAATTAGCACAAGCTACAGAGCCTAAAACAGAGCCACCCTTACCTGATTGGGCAAACAGAGCATTAGATCCTAAAACACCTGTTCTTGTTGATAAAGAAACTGGAGAACCACAAACTGTAAGAACTATGAGCAGAGAAGTACAAGGAAAAGAATATTTGTTTCCTACAATAAGGCTAGTTGGAAAACAATTAAAAAAATATGAAGAAGAAGAAGCTCTATCCATAGCTTTAAAGAAAAAAGATTACATTATGTTTGATACACCACAAGAAGCTACAGAATGGTCTAAAGACTTTTCGAATACTGTAATGAAGGTTAGAGGATTACAACAAGGAAAATCTGAAGAGCAACACCCACTTCAAGGCGGTTTTGTTGATCCACAAACACTAGCACCAGAACAACAACCAATGGCAGCAGCATAAGATGTTAATGCGAGGAGAATTTATAGAATACATTAAGCTTGTAGAGAACGGTGGTAAAGCTGGCTTTGACGGTGAAACGTGGTTTCCTCATGCTTCACCTGAAGGTGGCAACGACACTATAGCTTATGGTCACAAATTAAAGAATGATGAGAGTTGGATGAAGGTAGGTATATCAGATAGAGATGCTGAGAATCTACTTATAGCTGATTTGCAGATTGCAGCCGAAGGCGCAAGCAATGTTATATCAGAGTTTGGTAGCGGTGACTTCGATGCACTGTGCCAAAACTGCCAAGAAATATTCACAGACTTTGTATTCAATTTAGGTAGTGGTGGTTTACGTAAGTTCCCTAAGTTTGTAGCTGCAACTCTAGACCACGACACTGAAGTAATGCACCAAGAATATAAACGCTATTACCGTGATGGATATGGCGAATTAAAAGAATTAGAACATCGTAATGCAGAATTTGCAAAGATGTTCTTCTAGTCAATGGCTACCCACATAACATGTCGTTATTGGCCCCATTGCTAACCTACCGTTGGCTACCCATGTTGTCACATGGCCCCACGAAAGAGAGGTAAAAATGACTGTCCGTACTGAAACCGATACTTTTGAAGAAGAGGATAATGAAGAACTAGAGCCTACCCCATACCAGAACGAGTATAGAGGTGCTTTAAACGACCCAGACGAAGATGATGACATTGAAGACCCCATAGATATGGCTACTCCTCAACGTAAGAAACAAGGTCTGGTTGAAAAGAATGCTACTAATGAATCTGATGCACACGACTACAAGAAGCGTTATTCAGATTTAAAGAAACATTATGATACTAAACTAAACGAGTGGAAACAACAACAAGAACTCCTTCAAGCTGAGTTATCAATGGCAGAAAAGTCTAAGGGCTTGCCAGAGTTACCTAAGAGTGAGGAAGAACTTGAAGAGTTTCGAACTAAGTATCCAGATGTTTATGATGTAGTAGAAACTATCTCATCGTTAAAAGCAAGTGATAGAGTCAAAGAGATTGAAGGACGATTAGAAGATCTAAGAGTAAAGGAGCAAGAAGCTATTGTTCAAACTGCTGAACAAGAACTATTAAGTTTGCACCCTGACTTTGGAGCTTTAAAAGAAGACCAGAAATTTCTAGATTGGCTTGATGAACAGCCTCAAAGTATATCTGACGGGATATACAAAAACAATACTGACACTAAATGGGCTGCTAGAGTTATTGACTTATTTAAAGCTGATAATGGACAAGTTTCTAAAACGAGGTCAAGCAAACGGAACAAACAAGCTCCTAAGAAGGCTGCTGAAGCTGTAACAAAAACTAAACAAAGACGTTACATTGAAGACCTTCAGGATGATACTAAAGTTTGGACTGTTGCTGAGATTTCTAAACTCAAGCCCAAAGAGTTCGCTATTGTTGAGAAACAAATCGACAAAGCAGCTAAAGAAGGCAGAGTGGTGAACTCTCTGTAAAATAATAACTAAACCTTACTAATTGTAGAAAAGGATTAAGCTTATGGCTTATGCAACTGCTGCAGGTTATGAAAACTTACCAAGTGGTAATTTTGTACCTGCTATCTACAGTCAAAAGGTTCTCAAATTCTTTCGAAGATCTTCGGTAGCGGAAGCAATTACCAACACCGACTACTCTGGTGAAATTGAGAACTATGGCGACACCGTGAATATCATTAAGGAACCAACAATCTCGGTTTCTTCTTATACTCGCGGTTCTACAGTGAACACACAGGATCTGGCAGATGACCAAATCCAACTCATTGTAGACCAAGGCAACTACTTTGCCTTTAAGGTTGATGACATCGAAGAGCGTCATTCACACCTTAACTTTGAGTCTCTTGCAACTTCTTCTGGTGCTTACACCTTAAAGAAAGCATACGACTACAACATTCTAAAGAACATCTACGACAACGCTGCTACAAGTGCTGCCGATACTGGTACAGATGGTTCTCCTTTAACAGGAGCATCCACTACTCTTACTGGTGACGAGCTTGCAAATGTGGTTAGTGCTGCTGCAAAAGTTCTTGATGAGAATGATGTCCCTTATGAAAATCGTTGGTTAGTAGCCGACCCTGAGTTTTTTGAAGTACTACGTGCTGCATCTGCAAAGATCATGGACGCTAGTGTTACTGGAGAATCAGGTTCTGCTCTTATGAATGGTCAAGTAACGGATCGTGTAATACATGGCTTTAAAATGTATCAGACCAACGCTATCGTTAATGGTGGTGCTGCTTCTGCTGCAAGTCATACATTCGCTTCAACAAATGGTGGTGAACACATCTTCCTCTATGGTCATATGAGTGCCGTTGCTACGGCTTCCCATATTGCTAAGACGGAAGTCATTCGTGACCCTGATAGTTTCTCTGACATTGTTCGTGGTCTTCACGTTTTCGGACGTAAAGTACTTCGTGGCAGTGGCACAGGATACAAGGGTGTGTTTTCTGGCGTTGCTGATCTTGGCTCATAAGGAGGATATAAATCATGGCTACTTATAATAGAACGGCTACTGGTGGTGGAACGGCTGGACATCCATCCAACGCTGCAGTGCCTTATGTGATGACTTCTCCTGTATGGGATACTGCTGATGGTGGTACTGGAGGTGACGTTGTTCAATTGATCGATGTTCCTGCAGATACCATGATCGTATCAGGTTGCCTAGAAGTGCTTGAAGCACGAGGCAATGGTCAGATTACTATGGATATTGGTTTTACTGGTGGTGATGTAGACTGTTTTCTTGACGGTTCTGCGTGTGCTGCTGGTTTCTCACCATTCCTAGAAGCTGCTGTTGGAGCCTCTGGTTCTAACGCACGTATGTTGACAAGTGCTGATACTATTGATGCTCTCATCTTAGATGGTGGCTCCAGTGGTGAATCCGCACTGCGATTCCGCATTCATGTTGTGTTGGCAGATGTTTCTAAAAACCCAACTGAGTCGGCTACAGTATCTACGGGTACTTAATCACTTAACAGTTTTTGTGGGGTTCTGTTCAAAAACCCTACACTTTCTTGCTTTGTTCAACTTATATGTGAAAGAATTAATATGTTTATTAAGCTACTTACTGACGATGAAATACAGACTTGCTTAGATGCAATTACAAAAGATACCTTTAAAGATGGCAACAAGTCACAGCCCTTAAAAGAAGTGAAACAGAATAAAGAATCATTAAGTGTACCAGAAGACATTCGTAAACTAATAATCAACAAGATATACGATGCACACTATATAGATTGTGTCTACTGCCCGACCAGAGTTTCAGTTAACTACTACAACCAATATAAGAAAGATGATTACTATAATCTTCATGTAGATAACTTCAAAGCCTACCCAAAGTCAAACAACGTACACTTTGATTACGGCTTTTCAATAAACCTAAACGATGATTACGAAGGTGGAGAAATATACTTCAACACAGAGATAGGAACCGTAGGACGAAAACTACAAGCAGGTGAAGCTGCTATCTTTCCAATCATATACACACACGGTGTAAAAGAAGTAACAAAAGGATTGAGAACAAACGTTTTAGGGTGGTTCTCTTCCAACCTATCATACGAACAATCTTTCATGCTAAAGAACTTGTATGAAGTAAACCAGCATCTAGCAAAAGATAACAACGATATATTTGTGAAGTCCGTTCTTGTACAGAACTACCTCAAGAAAGAATGGGGTAAATAGAATTATGGAGATAATATTATGGCAACCCTGAGTTACACAACTCATTTCACTGTAGACATTCCAGATGATGATACACACACTATCACTGGAGGAAGCACTACAGCGACTGATTCAATAACTATAACGCATTACTTTGATAAGCGTTACAGTATTACTAATAGTACTCTTACTGAAGTGTGGAATGACTCCATGCTAGGAGACTTTGACTTCCTTTGGGTCGAGTCAGATCAGGCAGTAGAGTTACAACTTATGTGTAATGAGGGTGGAACAGTATCAGGAAGCGACCTAGAGAATACCTTTGTTGTTAAATTAGCTGCAGGTATTCCATTTTGTCTTGCTGACGATGCAAGCCGTAACAGAGGAGATGTTACAGGAACCTTTAATGAAAGCAACTATCTTTCAGAGAACGATACTTGGGAATCAAATTGGACTGCAGATACAATAGATCGTATTGAATGTTATAATGCTTCAGGAAGTACAGCCAACGTGCGTGTATTTGCTGCAACTTAAAAAAGGAATAGATGATGGAAGTAATAACAAAAGCTATGCGAGAGGCTTTAGGTTTGAATGAAGACCCAAAAGGTATTGTACCTAAACGTGATTTTCTAATAGATGAAGGACATATTGGAGAAAAAATGGCAGTTGATATGTCTGATGAAGAAGTAACGGACATGTACAACAAAGTAACGTCATCAGGAGAAGACTCACCTGTTAAAAAATGGAACAAGAAGAAAAACAAAATTCCTTCTCAAAACAAAGCTGGCGGTGGAAAAGTCTATAGAGGAAGAAGTTATGCCAGTGGCGGTAGAGTAGCAAAGTATAAAGGTTAACTAGTATGAATTATCTCACACTTGTAAACAACGTTCTTAATGAACTTAATGAAATTGAACTGACATCAACTACCTTTACATCTTCCAGAGGTGTACAGTCTATGGTTAAGAACGTGGTCAATAAAGCAATTAATGACATCTACAACTCTGAGATAGAATGGCCTTTTCTTATAGCCACACAAACTGATAACCTTGTTGCAGGTACACAGGAGTACAGTTTCCCCTCTGACTTCCGTAAGATTGACTTCGACTCCTTTATGCTTCTTCCAAAGAATTTGATCACTAACGGTACATTCGATGCAAGCATATCTGATTGGACAACAGTATCAGGAAGCCCAATAAGAGTAGAGACAACGAACTCAGGTGCAAGTGTAGCAGGTGCGTTACGTCTTACATCTGCAGAGGTAACGCAAACAGTACAAACAATCATAAATAAAGAGTACATAGTTAGAACACGAACCTTCTCCAACGATGTAACATTGAAGGTAGGTACTGCATCAGGTGGAACACAAAACTTAAGCACCACACTAAGTGTTACCAACACAGGAGATGGTGAATGGCAAACAAACTCTTTTACCGCTACCGCTACTACAACCTATATTGGGTTTGCAGAGTCAAGTGGAAGCAACGCAGAGATAGATACAGTGGAAGTTGTGGAAAATGAAAGCCCACGTAAGTTACGTTACATATCTCACGATGAATGGTTTGAAAACTACTCTGAGACAGATCTCAATCAGACTTCAAAGAATCAGTTCTCTATGCCTACATATGTTTATGAGACTTCAGATGAGAAGTATGGTATCTCACCAATACCTGACAGAGTACTAAGTGTAACATACAAGTACTACAAGACACACTCAGATCTTTCAGGATACACAGATATACCTCTTTTACCAGTTCGATTTCACGATACAATAGTCAACAGAGCAAAGTACTACACCTATATGATGAGAGCAAACGTTGCAGGATCTCAATTAGCAGAGAAAGATTATCTAAACGGTGTAAAAAGGATGCGTATTGAGCTTCTAAACAGAAAGAATTATATGTACGCTAAAGGTCTTCGCTCATCAGGAAGAATGTTGAAAGTTAACACTTAATGCCTCAAGTAACAGAACCAGAATATATCTCACCATACGTTGTTACAACATCAGGTGGTCTAGTTCTTGATAGAGATGTTTACACTATGCCTGTGGGAGCTTCTACTATCCTACAGAACTTTGAGCCTTCTGTTAAAGGTGGTTACAGGCGACTTGACGGAACAACAAAGTACTCAAGCACACAAGTTAACAGTTCTGCAAAAGTAACAGGTGTTTCAGTATTTGCAAGCGGTGTATTAGCGGTAGCTGGCACTGCTGTAAAACACAGCACAGGAAGTAGCTGGTCTGCTGTTTACACGCAAGCAACTACTCCAGTTAGACCACGCTTTGAAAAGTATAACTTTGCAGGTACTGATACAATAGTGTTGGTAGATGGTGCTAATATACCAGTAAAGTGGACAGGTTCTAGCACAGGTACACTGTTAAATGCTTCTGGCGCACCAGCAAATGCAACCTCTGTAGCAGCTTTTAAGAATCATCTATTCTATGCAGGAGCATCTGCAGCTAAACAACAAGTGCAATATACTGTTCCTTTTAGTGATACAGATTACACAGGATCAGGATCAGGCAACGTAAAAGTAGATACAGAGGTAGTTGCACTCAAGTCTTTCCGTGATGATCTTATCATATTTGGTAAAGATCGTATCTACAAGATGTCGGGAAGCTCAAATTCAGACTTTGCTGTAGTACCTATATCTCGTAACGTTGGTTGTAGCGATGGCAACAGCGTACAAGAGATTGGCGGTGACGTTATCTTTCTTGCACCAGATGGACTTAGAACAATCGCTGGTACAGCAAGAATTGGTGACGTTGAATTAGGAACAGTATCAAAGCAAATACAGGAACGTATAAATGCTATTGGATTTGATAATATATCTTCTACTATTATAAGAAGCAAAAGCCAGTACAGGTTATTCTTTCCAGCAACAGGTGGAACAGAGCCAAGTGCAAAAGGCATAATTGGTGTTATTAAATCAAACCCTCAAGGACAGATTGGGTGGGAATACTCTGACATAAAAGGCATTAAACCTGCTTGCTGTGATTCAGATTTTATAGGGACAACAGAAACAATTGTACACGGAGGATATGATGGATACGTATATCAACAAGATTCAGGAAATACATTCTCAGGTACTAATATTGACGCGATATACCGTTCACCAGATCTTACAATGGGTGATGCAGGTATACGAAAAAGTATGCAACGTATTAACCTCAACTTTGACACAGAAGGATCTGTAGATGCTTCACTGTTTGTGAAGTATGACTTTGAAGATAGCAGTGTTCCACAACCTGCAGCTTATAGCTTAACAACTCAAAGTTCTGCAGCAGTATATGGAACAGGTACATACGGTACATCAGTATACGGTGCAAGAGGTATTCCTATTGTACGACAAAGTGTAGAAGGAAGTGGTTTTACGGTTGTGATAAGAGTAGAGGATTCATCTGCTAATCCACCAATCACATTAAAAGGATTTGAGTTAGAGTTTACTCCAGGAGCTAGAATGTAATGACAGGTTATTCTTCAAGACAAAGTACTTATACCACAGGCGACACTATTAGTGCTGCAGATTCAAACGATGAATTTGATGCCTTAGTAACTGCTTTTGGAACGAGTGGTCACACTCACGATGGTACGGCAGGTAACGGTGGCGCACTATCCAAACTGACAGGTAGTAATTCTATCACTATTGGTGCAGCCACAGCAGGTACAGACATCACTGTAACTTTTGATGGTGAAACAAACGATGGTGTATTGTTGTGGATGGAAGACGAAGACTACTTTAAGTTCAACGATGACATAATGGTCATTGACAACGAAAACATTATCTTTGGATCAGACTCCAACATACTGATAGGTTATGACGAAGCCACTACAGACTCTTTACGTATTAAAGCTGCAGAAGGTGCAGCACTAGCTATAACGTTGTGTGCTGATGAAGGTGATGATGCTGGAGATGAGTGGAAGTTAAACGTAGCAGATGGCGGTGTACTGACACTAGGTAACGATAAAAACTCTGCAGGTACACACGTAACACATCTAACTCTAACACCTCATGCAACTGTAGCTAGTTCTACAGCAGCATTCGCAGGTGGTGTAACTATAGCAGGTGATTTAACAATATCAGGCGATGACCTGACAATGGGTACAAACACCAGCGGTCACATACTAGTAGCTGACGGTACGAACTTTAATCCAGTAGCTGTATCAGGTGACGTTACTATGTCTTCAGGAGGTGCTATTACTATTGCTAGCGGTGCAGTAGAGAACGCCATGTTAGCTGATGATGCAGTAGGTGCAGATGAGTTAGCAGCTAACGCTGTAGTAAATGCAAGTGTAGCATCAGGTGCTGCAATAGCCTTCAGTAAGATGGCTGATCTTACAGCTTCAAGAGCCTTAGTATCAGATGGCAGTGGAGATGTATCAGTAAGCTCAGTAACATCTACAGAGGTAGGCTACTTAGATATAACAACTCTTGGAACATCCGAAGCATCAAAAGCTGTAACAGTAGATGCTAGTGGTGATCTTATTGTTCCTGATAGTGATAAGTTTAAGTTTGGTGCGAGTAGTGATATGCAACTCTATCACGATGGTACAAACAGCTATGTAACTAATGCTACAGGTGCATTAAAGATAGCAACAGAGTCTTCAGGTATTGCAGTTACGATTGGTCACTCAACATCAGAAGTAACAATAGCTGACAACCTTACAGTCACTGGCGACATGACCGTAAATGGAGATAGTGTTACACAGAATGTTACTAATCTAACTGTAGGTGACGCTCTTATTAAGCTTAATCAAACATACACTGGTTCTACACTAGATGCTGGCTTCGTAGTAACAAGAGGTGATGGTAGCTCAACAAACACACAGAACGTAGCCTTTATTTGGGACGAGTCAGCAGATGAGTTTGCTACAATCAAGGCTGCAACAGAGGACGGAGAAACAGCAGGTAACGTAACCATAACTGATTACTTTCCTCTTCATGTTGGTGCATTAACAGCAGCAGACTCCTCAACAATAGGTAACTTGACACTTGCTAATGGTTCTATAACAGATTCAGGTGGAGCAATATCTTTTGGTAACGAGAACTTATCTACAACTGGTAACTTTTCTGGTGCTGAAGTAACAGCTACAACATCACTTCTACCAGATGCGTCAGGTGGTGCAGATATTGGAACAGCAGCCTTAGAGTGGGGCGATGTATATGTTGCAGACGATAAATATATTCAGCTAGGTAGTAACCAAGACATCAAAATAGGTTACGATGAAACGACTACTGATTCTCTTGTTATTTCATCTGCTGTAAATGATGCTGCACTCTCAGTTATATTACAAGCTGATGCAGGAGCAGATGCAGGTGATGAATGGAAACTAAACGTTGCAAACGGTGGTGTATTAACACTAGGCAACGACATTGCATCTGCTGGTACACACGTAACGTTACTTACAGCAACGCCTAATTCAACAGCAGCTAGTTCAACACTAGCCTTTGTAGGAGATGTAACATCAAAAGGTAACTCTGTAAAAACAATAGGCAAAGAATCAATCTGGATTCCCTCTACTGCTATGACACCTGCTGACACAAATGGATGTGCAGCTATTGCAACAGTAGACTCTGGTGGTAACAGTGGTCCTGATTTACGAGTTTTAGACTTTGACAAAGACAGTGATGAACACGCACAGTTCAGCATATGTATGCCAAAACAATGGGACGGAGGTAATATT